TTTCGCCTTTCGGTTAGTTGGGTCGCTTACAGAATTACCTATTCTGTGTGTTACCAATTTCACATTTACTTACACCCTATCCGAGCGCACATCTTCAAACCAGGTACTCTCCGCAATGGCACCGTACAAATACATCTCCGATGCACCGGTTTCTTCATTGCATACCCAGTTCCAAAAACGATTATTCTTCATGGGTCGTTTCCTCCTTTTCATTTTTCTTTGCAAATGCACCTGCATCAGCAAGCTTTGTAAATGAACCATTTACAAGATAGAGATTTCCGCCTTCTTCGGCAGGAATCATATTCATATCTTCCAGTTCACGAATATCGTTAGCAGACATCCAGCCATTTTGTCGTGCGGTAGCATATCCTTGCATTCTCGATGCGTAATCACCACGCAAGAGCCCCTCAACATTAAATTTGATGAAATACTTGCCTTTCTCCGAATCGGAAAGCAATGCCTTTTGTAGTCCCTGTTCCCAACGAACAATCCATGGGTCAAGACTGTACTTCACGAAATCCAATGACAGATGTTCCACGTTACTGAATGTTGCATGGTCTAAGTCACCGATCATATGGAGCGGCACTCGATACAGCCGGGCAATTTCCTCTACCTGAAACTTTCTGGTTTCCAGAAACTGTGCTTCATTATTGGGAATGGAAATAGGCGTGTATTTCATGCCCTCTTCCAAAATTGCGGTATGATGCGAGTTAGAACCGCCATAGGCACGCTGCCATGCATCTCGTACCCGTTCCGGATTTTTAATGACACCCGGATGTTCCAATACACCGGATGGACTGGCACCGTTGGCGAAAAAGGTAGAACCATAGTCTTCGCAGGCGAGGGAAATACCGATTGCATTCTTCGCAAGAGCAATGGGAGAATATCCCACCAAGCCGTCATACCCAAGTCCGGGAATGTGCAACA